GTATTAGATGAAACAGATATACCAGGTAATGTACATCAATTGAAATATCATTTTATACAAGATGCTAAACAATATCAAACTAATAACAAAAAATATAAATTTAGTTATTGGGGAACAGAAAAAAGACGTGATGTTGGTGGTGTAGATAGTGGTGATGAAAGACATACTATATTAAAACAAATACAAGATGGTGAAGGTAGATTTAATACTAGATTTTATGGTCGTTTTAGTTTAGTAAAAAGAGATAGTAAATCTGTGCCAATGGCAGAGTTAGTCCCTATATTAGATGATACACAATATACTCTATGTTTTAATTGGAAAAGTGATACAGCAACAACAAGTCGATACCACGAAGCAATTGCCTGTGATGTAATACCAATGGTATGGAAAAATTATGATTCGACAGGAATACTAGTTAAAGATGATTGGCAACGAGTTAGTTCAGTAGAAGAATTACACGACAAAATGACAGAACATAATTATATCAACAAAATTACAAGTATAACCAATTCATATAAACAGTCACTATTGACAAAAGACCAGATTTATGATAGCTTTGAAAAGAAATTTTTAGAAATATTAAATGACTGATATAGTACAAGAAACACACGACCTAATTAAATCAAAAGGATTTCCATATTATCCTGAAGATCAAAAATGGCGAGATAACATCTATAATCAATTAATAGATTTTAAAAGAGATACTATGATTGATAGAGAAAAAAAGATTATTGGTCAATCAACACACGGTTTAAATCTTGCCTGGTCGTATATGAAACACGCTTGGGGTATTCAATGTGGTAAGATGAGAACGCCAATGGAGATATGGGACGATGAAGAACATCTTAAAAAAGGTATTAATAAAATTTTACAAGGTGTATTCTTTACACAAAAGAAGCCACACGAAATAACAGACTCAGATATGAGATCAATGTTAAGACGATATAGTGGCACTCAAATGGTATCTAACTTTAGACCTACGGCTGCCGCTGCCTTATATGATGTCTTTGTAGAAAAAGATAGTCCACTAGAAGGCACAACTGCTGGTACAGTATGGGATCCAAGTATGGGTTATGGTGGTCGTTTATTAGGTGCTATTGCTGCTGGTGTTAATTATATCGGTACTGATCCTTGTATTCCTACATATAAAGGTTTAGAACAAATAAGAGATACATACGGACACAAACATAAATCATATACACTATTAAGACAAGGTAGTGAAACATACGATCCTGAAGAAAACAGTTTAGACTTTGTATTTACAAGTCCACCATACTTTGGTTGGGAGGCATATGGTGATGAGCCAGAACAATCAAGTATTAAGTTTAATACAAGTGATATGTGGAAAGAACATTTTTTAAAGAAAACAATTGCTAATGCTTATAAAGGTTTAAAGCCAGGTAAACATCTAGCATTAAATGTTGCCAACACAAAACAATATAAAACCTTTGAGGAAGATACAGTTGATTTAGCAATACAAGTTGGTTTTGAACACACAGATACTTGGTGGCTATCATTATCTACACAACAAGGTGGATCAAAAGTTTCTACATTAGATGGTGATACTACTGATAAGAAACAAGAAAATAGATACTTAGGTAAATTTGAAAGACCTGAAATATCTGGTCGTAAGTTTGAACCTACGTTTATATTTACTAAGCCCTTGTAGCTCAATTGGTAGAGCAACTGATTTGTAATCAGTAGGTTGGGAGTTCGATTCTCTCCAAGGGCACCACGAATCATCTAAAATAGAACAAAACAAGAACAGATATTGTTCAAAAACCCTTATTTACCAACAAAATTATAATGCTTGACTTTTAAGAAGTTTTCCCTTATTATATAGTTATGGACACAAAAACTAATACTATGATAAACTTAAATATAAAAGGTAATTTAGCCAAGTTACTTGCTACTGAAAATATAACTGTTGAACAAAATAACGTTAAGACTGCTAGTTTTGATGTTAAAAACAGAATCTTAACATTACCGATTTTTAATAATCAATCAGGTGATGTTTATGATATGTTAATTGCCCACGAATGCTCACACGCTTTATTTACTCCTAATAAAAAATGGTATGAAATTGCTGATGATGAATTAAGATCATATTGTAATGTTTTAGAAGATACTAGAATTGACCATTTAATTCAAAAAAAATATCCAGGTGTTGTTAAAAATTATTTAAACGGTTTTGATATTCTTAATAAACAAAATTTCTTTGGTATTAAAAATATGAATATTAATACTGACTTGATGTTAATTGATAAAATTAATATGAGATCAAAGTCAATGAATAGATTGTCACTACAATTTACTAAAGAGGAACAAGTATGGGTTGATAGAGTTGATGCTTTAAAAACTTTTACAGATGTTGTTAAACTTGCTAAAGAAATGGTTAACTGGCAAAAAAATCAAATAAAGAAAAAGAAATTACCTAACTTTGATGAATTAGTTAAAACTTATGGCGATCAACAAGATGAAAATAAAAAATCTGAAAACTTAGAATCAGATCAAAACAATAATCAAAAAAAATCTAATAGTAGTATCAATCAAAATTCAGATGCTGCTGAAGAAAATGATAATAAAGAAATCAATGCTTCTACCAAATCAGGTGGTGATAAAAAAGAAGATGAAAAAGAAACCAATGCTTCTACTACTGTAGGTACAGGTGGTGACGGTATCAATAAATTAAAATCTATTACTGATAAAAATTATGAAGACAATAAACAAAATCAACTTGTAGATACTAAACACAAAGGTTATGAGTATTGTACTTTACCTCAAGCTAATTTGAGTGAGGTAGTTGTTAGTTATAAAGACTTCTTAAAAAGATTTAGAGATCATATTAAAAAACATAAAATTAATAATGATACTAATAAGTATCACAATTGGTTAAAAGACTCTTTCAAAAAGTTCAAAAACGATAACAAAAAAACTGTTATGTATCTTGTTAAAGAGTTTGAAATGAAAAAAGCCGCTACTGCTTATAAAAGAGCTACTACAGATAAAACTGGTGTTTTAGATCCTTTAAAATTAAAAGATTACAAATTTAGTGATGATGTATTTAAAAGATTATCTATTTTACCTGATAGTAAAAATCACGGTCTAATGATGTTACTTGACTGGTCAGGTTCAATGTCTGATTGTTTATATCAAACTGTTGAACAATTAATTAACTTAACTTATTTTTGTCAAAAAATAAACATTCCTTTTGAAGTATATTTCTTTTCAAGTGAAAAAGATTATGAAAAAACTGATAAAAACTTTAAGTACAAAGCTAATGATATGTACCAAGAGCCAATGTTTTTAGTTAATATTGCTAGCCACAGAATGAAAAAAATTGAATTAGATGAGTCTATGACTTATATGTTTCATATGGCAACTTATTACAGAAACAACTACACTAGTTGGAGAAGTAACTATGATGAATACTTTAGTAGAGGTTCAGACTACGGTTTTCCTGCTGAATATCATTTAGGTTCTACACCATTAAACGAGGCATTAACTGTTGCTGAAAGATTAATTCCTATGTTTAAAAAGAAATATCAAATAGAAAAAATGACTTTTATTACTTTAACTGATGGTGGTGCTAACTCTAGTCACAACAAAGTTGTTGATGATAGTTATACACCAAAAAATCCTTATGATGTAAATACTAAACAAAATGTAAGAGTTGCTAGTAGAAGTTATGAGAGAAAACTTGTTATTAAAGACGGTAAAAAATATTATACAGGATCCGAAGACAGATTCTTTATGAGATCAGATTTAACAGGATTGTTATTAGATATTATCAGAAAAAAACATAATGTAACTAATGTTGGTTTCTATGTACTAAAAGGTAAACGTTGGGAAACTGAAAGATACTTTGGTAATACTTGGGGATCAACTGATAAAGAAAAAATGCTAGGTAACAAAAGAAAAGAAAAATGGTTAAAAGATTTACATTGTGAGTATCCACAGAATGGTTACAATAGATATTTCTTACTAAATGGTAAAAAAATGGCAGTACAAAGTACAGACCAAGGGTTAGATGAGATTAATACTTCTATGAAAGCTGGTCGAATCAAACAATTATTCAGTAAGAATATGAAAGGAAGAATCACTTCCAGAGTGCTTTTAAACAAATTTATAGAGGAAGTAGCCTAATGTCGTTAAATAAGTCAATAAAATCAACACTTTTTTTATGCTTGACATTTGACACTTTTTCCTATAGGATATATGTATAACTATGATAAAGAAAGGACGTAAAACTATGCTATCATTAAGTGATAAACAACAAGGTTTTGTTGACTTAGTTTATAAAACTTATGGTAATGACATTACCGAAGTTTCTAGGAAACAACTTGTTGATGTTGAAAAGAAACACAAAGTTTCTTTCCCACAGTGGTGGGTTTCTAATAAAGACCTAAGAATTAAAAAAGGTCTTTTCAAAATGCCCGATGCTGTTGCTGTTGATACATCAAAGCCAACTGCTATGGAAGAGGTTGTAAATGACCAACCTAAAATTAAAACCGAAGCTGCTTACATTGTTTCATCTTTGACAGGAGATATTGTTCCTAAAAAAGATCCTGTGTTTGTAAGTTTTGGTAATTACACAGATGTTAAATCCATTATTAAATCAGGTATGTTTTATCCTGTATTCATTACTGGTTTATCTGGTAACGGTAAAACAATGGGTGTGACTCAGGCGTGTGCCGAGAATAAAAAAGAATTAATAAGAGTTAACATCACAATTGAAACAGATGAGGACGACTTGCTCGGTGGTTACAGACTTAAAGACGGTCAAACTGTATGGCAAAATGGGCCGGTTATAGAAGCTATGGAGAGAGGTGCTATTCTTCTCCTTGATGAGATCGACCTTGCGTCTAATAAGATTATGTGTTTACAACCAATCTTAGAAGGTTCTGGTGTCTTTGTTAAAAAGATTAACAAGTTTGTAAAACCAAAATCTGGTTTCAACGTGATTGCTACTGCCAATACTAAGGGTCAAGGATCCGAAGACGGTAAGTTTATCGGTACTAATATTCTGAACGAGGCGTTCTTGGAAAGATTTCCAATTACTTTCGAACAGAAATATCCTAGTGTATCTGTTGAGAAAAAAATTCTTAACAATACTCTAAAACTTGCTGGTAAAACAGACGATCAATTCACAGAAAAACTTGTGACTTGGGCAGACGTTATCAGAAAAACTTACTTTGACGGTGGCGTTGATGAAATTATCTCAACTAGAAGACTTGTCCATATAGTTCAAGCCTTCGCAATCTTTGATAACAAAATGAAAGCTATTGAAGTTTGTACCAACAGATTTGATGATGATACAAAAAATTCTTTTGTTGAGTTATACAGTAAAGTTGATGCTGGTGCTTCTGCTGACGATATAATCGAACAGCAAAGACAAGCCGACTTAAACTCTCAAATGGATTCCAATGATGATGAGGAGGATGACCTAGACGTTGTCTAAAAATCATTAAATCATAGTGTACGTCCTAGGGGGCGGTGAGAACCGCCTCCGCTAAACGGCACTAAAACAACAACTAAAAAAATATATTATGAATACATTACCAAAACAAATAGTAGAAAATTTTATACCATACGATCCTAATAATTCAGAAGCGTTTTTTTATAGATTTACTAATTTAAAAAATAGTAAAAAATATCTTGGTATTCATAAAGGTAAACCATATGATGGTTATATGTTTTCTTCATCTAACGAGGAATTTCATAAAGACTTTTTAGAACCAGATGCTCAGTTTAAATACGAAATTTTACAATACGGTACTTATGAATACTTACAAGCCGTAGAATATAATCATTTAACTTCGGTAAATGCTAAAGACAATCCAGAGTATTATAACAAATCAAACGGCATTAAATCAGAAATTTCAATACCACGTGTTGGCTTAATCGAACATATAGTAAATGAAATACAAGAAACTAAAGCTTATGAAGGTGTCCAAACAATGTTTAAACTTGTAAAAGATTTACCTCAACATAGGTTACAAATTAGAGAATTTACTTTAGATAAAGACCACGTGATTAGATTAAGAGATATAATAAATCATAAATCAAATTTAGAACATTTATTAATTGTTATATTAAAAAATAGATTATATCGTGGTGTACTAGGTGACCTTGTTACAGACGGCAATCACTCTATAGAAGCAGCCGAAACTTCTAAGTATGGTGCTTCTGGATCAATTCCTGTGCTAGAAATACCTGAACATATCCACAAAGATTGGACAGATGATGAAGTTGATTTATTAGCATTGATGTCTAATCCTAGAGAAGAAAATCCTAGACTACAATCTTCGTATGAAGATATTGCTAGACAAATTTGTAAACTAAGAATTTCTGGTTTAGATTCTAATTCTAAAGAAATTTCAGATTTAAAAGATTATTTTAAATTAACAACTAAAGAAAAATCTAAAGTTAGTAAATTAGCCAATGAGATGTTTAAAGAAATTGTTCCAGAAGAAACAACTTGGATTAATTATGGTACAGGTTCTGAAGGCAGAAAAATGGATAAAATTATTAGAGATGAATCTGTTGTTAATGGTTGCGAAACAGGTATCTTTTCAAAATGTTATTCAACTGCCATATACAATGCTTGGGCAGATTTACACGATATGATGATACATAATAAAAATCATCCAGACAATCCTGTAAAAGAATATAAAGTTTACTTTTATCATAAAAATGAAGAAATGAAAAAGAAATGGTTAAAGAAATGGAAATCCAATAATGATTATGCTATAGATGAATTATTAAAACCACACGGCATAAAAAGAAATTGGATTTACTTAAAAGAAACAAGATCAAAAATATCTTTGAAAGGAGGTGAATAAAAAAATGGCAATTACAGTTCAAGTACGTAAAGGCAATTTAGAACAAGCTATGCGAGTTCTAAAAAAGAAAGTACAAAAAGAGGGCATAGTAAAAGAATTAAGAGATAGACAATACTATACTAAGCCGTCTTTAAAGAAACGTGAAAAGAAAAAAGAAATGATTAAAAACTTTCTTAAAAAGAAGAAAAAAGAAGAGTCTATGAGAGGTTTCTAAGTTTTACGCTTGGTGATACTTGTATATATAATTATGTTAGGCAATTCGTAAGACCTAACAAAAGCGTAAAGGGGCAGACCGACACCCAATTCTTAAATTAAAGTCGGCGTCGCTGGCTTTGGTAGTTGTGCCCTTAAACAACTACCCCATATAGGTGCGCTAGAATAGCACAATTGTATTCTAAAAAATCGTACTTATATAAATTATTATGAAAGCGCCAAAATGGGCTTTCATTTAAATTAAAATAACTTTGCTTTAACAAGGAGGTTTATATGACTAATAAAGCACTTTCTATTTTCAATCAACTAAGACCATTATCGGTAGGATTTGATGATGTGTTTGACCATTTCGAATCAATGTTCGAAAGGGACTTTCCTACAATCAATTATCCGCCATACAACATTGTAAAGACTGGTAAAAATGCTTACGATATTCAAGTAGCATTAGCTGGTTTTAACAAAAAAGATATTGACGTATCTGTTGAAAATGGTGTATTAACTATTGAGTCTAAAGTATCAGATAAAGATGAAACTAAAGACGAAACAGGTGATACTATCTATAAAGGTATCTCTAAAAGATATTTCAAAAGACAATTTACTATTGCTGATGATGTTGAAATCAACGGCGCTGAATTGAAAGACGGTCTATTGAGAGTATCAATGGAGAAGATTGTAC